TATAGGTGCGCACTTGGAGGCAGTTTTCAAAAAGGGTTTCTTTCGCGGTGGCTGAATCGGCATCGCAGCGGTTATTGAATACCGCCCAAACCGTGTCCGTCCACACGAAGAAATTGTAATCTTGGAAGGTGGCAATAAACCTTGCTTGCAGGCAGTCGTTGCTTGCGGTTTCGGCAGCGGTTGCGCCGTCAGCAGATGCACGGGCGTTGTAGGCGGCCCAGTAAGGGTTGCCCGAACCGCCGAGGATGAGCGAGCGGGGATAGCCGTATCCGTAGCCGATGAACATCGCTTAGAGGAAGGTGTATCCGATGACGCTACCCACGGATGGAGTGACCGCCGTAATCTTGCCGCCGTTCCTTCCGCTGATGACGATGCCAGCGGAAACGGACTTGCCGCTCATAGCGTAGGCGGTCAGCAGGTTTTCGCCTCCTGTACCCGTCAAGGTCGTGAAGGTAGCGGCGGCGTTCACCACAAGGAAGTCGTAGTTCTTGCCCGACACGGCAGCGTCCACGAATTCCATCGTGCCGCCCTGTCCGAGCATTTGTTGTAAAATTGGAGTAGGCATTTTGTATGGGTTGCTTTAGGGTAAATGTAGGTTATGTCGGAATTTCACAAACCGAGTGCGAGTATGGGATTTGGAACTGTAGCGTTGCCACCCACCCCGCCGTACGGTCATCACGGCTCTCTACGAAGCGTGTAAGCGACACGGAGGTACTTAGCGTCCACTCTTGCGTCGGGTCGTTTGTGAGGCTTGAAATGAAGTCCTGAGCGATTTGCAGTTGGTCGCTCAAAACCTCGTCTTCGTTGTCCTGCCAACCGAGCGTCGGACTGCCCGAAACCACTCCGCCCATCGTGGCAATGGATTCAAGACGGTCAGAGAAATATACACCAACCACCAAATTAAGAGTGCCAGAATCAGTACTCGCTGACTGAACATCCGCAAAGACGAGCGGATAGACGATTCGCTCACGGCTTGGGGTGCGAAGGTTTATCGTGTTGTCCGTTCCGATTGCAAGCGGGTCGCCCGTTCCGAACGAGTTCACCTGCGGGTGAGCATTTGCAAGAGCAAGAAGTGCCTGCTTGATTTTTATCCATGACATATGCTTGGAGTTTCAGAATGTTTTTAGAATGTGCGCCCATCGTTAGCAGTTATTGCAGTAGGGGTCGTAACCGTAGGGCCATGGCCTATCAAGCCCAGCACCACGGCGGAGGGTTCTTGCGTCCAAGGCCATCCCTGTGTTGTAATTGGTTCCGTTCGGGTAAATAGTATCAAGAGCCGATGGCGGTGAGTTGAATAGCGGATAGTTGGCCTTCTGCTCCATGAGGTAGCGGGTGATTCGCTCCGAGTACCACTCGGCATCGTTCTTCACTTTGTCGGTAAGGCGGGTGATTTCGTCCATGGACATCTGCGACGATTCCTCGCTGGTTCTGCGGACCATTCCCTTGTTCATGTATTTGAACGCAAGCACCATGGGTAATTCGTAGTAGAGCCATTGCACCATAGCGGGTTGGATGTAGTCCTCCAAGAGCGTGTTGTTCAGGGCAGTCGTTGTGCCGCTGACCACTTGCGTCACCATTTCGCTATACAAGGCCGACCCAACGATAGGCTGAATCCGCATCTCTTGGACCTTCACGATGGTAGGCCGTATTTGGGTAAACGACACATTCTCGTTGATTACGGAATTGTCCAGCAGGGTTTGTTCGCTGATAAAAAGTGCCTTCATGCTTTCGTGATTTTATTGCCCTTACGGATTACCAACTGCTGCTCCCACACATGGCGGCATTGGGGGCGGTTCACTCCGCTGGCCGTGTGATACCAACCACCTCTGCGGTTCCAAACGGAATAGCCCATGATGTTGGAGATGCCGTCAATATCGTCCCGTGTGTACACCTTGCCTTGGTCAGCCAAGTCCAGCATGACCTTGCAGAACTCACGGCTGGTCCGTTTGTCCTTGTTGCTAAACCCTGCGGCCCATGCGTATTTATAGCGGACTTCCAATACTGGCTCGGCCACTTCCTTAATGTTTTTGGGCAAGCCCTGCTCGGCGATTTTGTCCACGGCACGGGCGATGGGGTAACGGTCTTTTGTGATTAGGTAAGCGACCCGCTTGGCGACCTTCGCCTTGCTGACCCCGAACTCCTTGGCCATTTCTTCCACGCTTGCGTCCCGATTCTTCTTGCGGTAGGTTTCAATTTTTTTATCTAGTTCTTTCTCCTCCTCGCCCAGTTCAGCGAAGGCTTGACGGACTTGGTCGTCTAAGTCGGTGTCAAACCGCATTGGCTTGGAATGCATGACAACATACTCGTCGCTGCTGCTCCCAAACTTACTTGCGACCACCTCCAAGACCTTAAATTCCTCGTCCCCCCATCCGTAGTCCTCGTCATCTTCTTCGCCCCATGTAGGCTCGCTAAACGCCTGCTCCCGAACGCCGAGCAGGGTGTTCACTTCTTCGGGGGTTAGACCGAATCCAGCGGACAACATCGTGCGGGCCATCTCCAAGGTAATCTTTTCTTGGGCATAGTGACGGACGATTCGCATCAAGTTCTGGTACTCACGGCCCGATAACTTCTTGATGTTGTCGTTGCTCATGACGGCGGGGGTTTGCGGTTGCTCGTCGGGTTGGGGATTGGGTCCGACTACATCGGCGGGTTGCTTTTCCAATGCAGGGAGGCCCGCTTTTTCCCGCAGTTCTTCGGGGGTCATAATGGTCATCAGGGCTTGCTCGGATAGTCGCTCCGTAATCGGTTCCACGGGAATCAGTTCCATCCCCTCCACGCCATTGAACGACCCCAAATAGTTAATCATCCGCTCCACTTTGCGAACTCGGTCGTTGACATAGGTAGCCTTGAATAGTTCGTAAGCCTCCACCAGTTCCTGCCGCCCTCCCAGTTGGCCCTCGGTCTTGACACCGAATAGCATGGGGTTCACGACACGGTGGCTGATGAAGATTTCTTGCTGCACGGTCTTGTTGAGGATTTCAAACTGCTTGTCCATGTCGGACGGTGTCAACGGTTCCAGCGTTGGAGCCTTGCTGACATCGTCGTTGAAGGTCACCACAAAGCGACCTGCATTGTCGGTCCCCGAAAACTTGCGCTTGATTTGCCGCTCAATGTCGCCCTGTTCTTCGGGGGTCGGGATTCCGTTGTTGAAGTTTATGAGATACCCACCCCAAAAATTATTTTTTAGGTTGTTCACATGGAAGTTGGCAATTTGACAGTCCGCTTCGATATATGCAAGCCCTCCCATGTATTCTGGGAGCGGATAGGACTTAACGCCAGCGGCATACACACGATAGTAGAACAACTGCTTGCCGATGCGGTTGTCTGCATCAAAGGCGGGGATTTTCTCTACATCCCCGATTTTGGGGTATAGTTGGACCATAGCGTCATCATACCAATCAGCCACTTGAAACATCCGCTCGTCCTTGTCCACTCGGATTTTTTCAAAGGGAATGTGTTCCATTTTCGCAATCGTCCCCATCTTGTTCCAAGTCACCGCCACCGCAAACCCGTTGAATAGTTCCAAGTCAAGGACCAACTTTTCGGTGATGTCGTTGAGGTCGTCATGCTCGGATAACCCGTCAAAGAACTTGGCGTAGCGGGCCTGCTGCTCCACGGTCATCTTCTCACCTGGTTGCCATCCACCGCCAACGATGTAGTTCACTTTTCCGTTAACTATGGCGTTGTGCTTGCTGCTTCGGCGGTAGTTGTCCAGCAGGTAGTAAGGGTACTCGTTGAACGCACCGTAGGTGATGTACTTGCCCGCCTTGTTTTCAAGCATGACGGGCACTTTGTGTTCAATCCCAAGCCATTGGGTGAACGATTGTTTTATGCTGCTCATAGCGTGTGGACGGTGAAGTTGAGGGCCGAAATTGCGATGGTTCCGCCATCGCTTACGGCGTTGATGTAAATGGTAAACTCATCGTTTGCAGCACCTTGCAGCACCGTTTCGGTGAATACCGCATGGCCGTTGTTGTGCGATAGCGTGAGGTCAGCCAAGGACTGCTCAATAGGCGTGCCGTTCTTGGCGATGTAGACTTTCACCTGATTGCCGTTCCCTTGGGATAGCACCATGTTCACCGATACCCGCAAGGACGCATTGGTTGTACCTGTGTAGGTGATGGCGGTGGTTGTGCGGGTAAAGTTGTAGGCAGTCAGCAGTCCCGATTTTAGCGGAGTTGTCAACTTGACGGCCTGCCCTTGGGTCGGGGCAAATGATTTGCTTTCGTCCAAGTACAGGTTGGCCACGCCACGCTCTCGGTCCAAGGTGGCGGTATCGGCGAGGTCATCGAATAGGCCACCAACACGGGCGGCGGTGTTTGCGCCTGCGGCGGTTTCGTTGGTAATCGTTGCGGCACTTGCCTGCAACTGCGTTCTTGTTTGTACGCTCATGCGAAAGATGGGTCAAAGGTTTGGTCAAATATTTCTACATCCGACGCCCCGAAAACGGTGTACTGGATGGAATTGCCGTAGGTGTTAAAGGTCAGCGATACTACCTGTACATACGCCAAGCCCGTTTCAACCACCGCAACGGCTGCGCCAACCGTGCTACTGGTATCGTAAACCTCATACTTATACGAGCCTGTTTCAAGCGACCCCACGGTAATCTGAAATTTGTCATAGCGGTTTGTGTATTGCGAGAGGTTGGCCGATTTCAGCAGGGTAAAGTCGGTGGTCAGGTTCTTGGCGATGTTGGTCAAGCGCAAGATGTAACGGTCCCCCGACGAGGCCCGCTGCGTCCAAGTGACGACGATTGTATTGGTAGAATTGGGGGATAGGTAAATCACTCTATTCCCAAATGTAGAATCCGCCCGAATTTCACAATTTGCGCCCGATGCTTCGGTAGAGTTCGGCCCTGCGTTCGGCGGTCTTGGTGATGTCAAAGCGTTCACGGACATCTTTGGACAACTGCACGGCCAAGGCTTTGGCGTAGTCGGGTTCGTTGACGAACTTCCTCACCGCCTTGTACCATGCGTCTTTCTTGCCGTAGGGGATGAGCAACCCGTTGTGGCCGTGGACGACGATGTCGGTGTAGGGGATGGTTTCGCTTGCGATGATAGCCTTGCCCATCCATCCCGCTTCCACCACTTTCAGTTCGCTTTTAAGGCGGTTGAACTTGGTATCCCGAAGCGGAGCGATGGTGGCGTTGATGAAGTTGTATCCCCCGACATAGGAGTAGATGTCCGCCGCTTGGATGCGTCCGTAATTGGCGTTCTTGCCAGCACAAGAGAGCATCCGCTCGTAGTCATCGTACACCGCATTCCCATCGTTCCAACCGCCAAGGTAGATTTTGTATCGGCCGTCAAGGGACTTGTCGTGAGCCAGCAATCCAAACGAATGTTCCACCAAGGCGATGTCCTCTTGGTGTTGCGCCCCTCCGAACCAACCAATCTTAAACCTATCTTTCTCAGGCTCCGTGTCAGGATTAACCTGATACTGCTGATACGCTTCGTAGGGTTCGTTGGGCAGGATGGTCACGGCTTTGTTGAGCAGGCGAATCTTTTGGGCGAGGTGTTCGGTCGTCGTGGTCACATGGTCAGCCAAGCGGATATGTTCACGGATTTGCTCGTCCAACTTGGTGTCCAAATAGTGCCGATACATGATGTGTCCCGATTCCAGCACCCAATAGTCGTCAAGGTCCAAAATGACCTTCGCTCCAAAGGCCGTTAGAGCCTCGTAAACCTTCCGAATTTGGTCAAGTGTGCCTTGACACCAAAGACGATTAAATAGCCACACATCAACGGTCTTTAGGTCCTCATCTTTGACATTGGCGATATTGTCCACGCACACATAATCGAACTCCGTGTAGTTGTCGCCAAGGTAGGCGTTCGGCATTTCCAACCGATAGAACGAGCAGCCCGTTGGATGGGCGTTGTAAACGATACAAATTCTCATACCCAAAGGTACAAAAAAAAGGGCCACCCCGTGAGAGATGGCCCTAACCACTAAACCATGCGGGAGTATGAGAACCCGCAGGTCAAAGATACTTTACGAACCGCTGATTTGGGTCGTGGAAGCGGAGAAAGTTGCGGCTGCGATGTTCAGCATCGGGTCGGGTTCCATGCCCGTCAGCGTCATCTCGTAGCCCGAACGGTCACCGAATGCAGTCCCCGTTCCAGCGGTTCCAGCGGATGCTTCCAAGCCATTCGCAGCACCAAGCAACCAGTAGCGTCCGTTGTTGTCAAGGACGATGACCAAGAGGCGATTCCGAGCCAAGAGGCGCAACTCATTGCGGACGGAGGTCTGCAACTTGTTGATGGTGAAGGTCACTTCGGGGGTGTAGAACAAAGTGCCGTTCTCGGTGCTTGCGTTCAAGGTTTCGGTCATGCTGGAAGTCGCCTTTGTGAGGTCGTATTCAAACCAAGAACCCGACACCGAGGTAGGCGTGAAACCAGTTACCAAGCCGCTACCGTTCGTATTCACGGAACCCGTAGCGTTCAAGGTTTGGACAAAAATAGTTTTGATACCGCCAACCGAGTTGCGGCATCCGAGGGCGTAGCCCGTAGTTAAGGAACAAGACATAGTGTATATTTTATTTTAGGGTTGCGAACAAAATAAC